TGAGCGTATCATAGTTATTTATATAGGGATTGTTTTTCAAATTACAACCCCTATACAAAATTTTATTATTGAGTAGTCGATTCAACTGACTCCTCATCATGTTCTATTTCAGTTTGATCATCTGCCTTTAAGTCCTCGACTTTAACTCCAGCATCAATCTTAGTGTATAGATTAATGAATGACTCTTTAGTATCATCATCAAATCTGTTTACACATAACTCAACTGCTTTTAACTTATCATTAAAGATTGAATATGCTTTCGCAATGTGATCAAGTCTTCTTGTAGATATGATCTCATCTATTCCACCTTCATAGAAAGTTTTTCTGATTACTTCAGACCAAGTACATAGGTTTGTTGCAAACTTCTTATCAACTTTACCATACTTAGTCATTGAACCAAGAACAATTTTTTCCTCTACTTTTTTTGCAGGGTATGGTTGTTCAATAGTCACGGCAAATCTTTCTAAAAATGCCTCGTTCAGAATATTAGTTCCAATGAATCTACCGTCCTCAGAACCTTTACCTTTAGTATTGGCAGTGGCGATAATATTGAAACCTTGTTTAGGGGTAATCCACTTATTTACTTTTTTCAAGTAAACACCTTTACCTTCTAAGACAGGTTGCAAACACATAAGTTTGTTAGAACCTAGATCGCATTCATCTAATAAAAGAGTACAACCTTTGTCCATTGCTTCGATAACAGGACCAGGAACAAACTTAGTCTCACCATTTACAAGTCTGAAACCACCAAGTAAATCATCTTCATCGGTTTCAATTGTAATGTTAACTCTGATTAACTCTTTTTTTGACTCGGCATGTAATTGCTCGACCATAAGAGTTTTACCATTACCAGATAACCCAGTAATGAATACAGGATAAAACATATTACTTGAAACAACTTGTTTCATAGTTTTGTAATGACCCCAAGGTACGAACCCTTGAAATTTACTAGGAACAAGATTTTCTTTTTCCATATGAGTCGCAAACAGATTTACAACTGCCGCATCCTGTGGTACAGACTTAGGTACCTCTACCGTTTTTTCTGAAACAAGTTTACCAACTGCGGCAACACCTTCAGTAGGTAGTTTGTATTGTCCATGTCCTACTTTATACTCGGACTTCTTTAACCAAGACGGATTTGAAAATCCATTCTTAGTTGCAAAAGTATTAATGTCTGATCTAGAAAGTATAGCACCTTTACCATACTTTTTTGAGATCGCATCAATAAATTTGATCTTCTCACTATTTGTCATAATATACCTCTCTATTGTTTATTATTAATAATAACACAGAAATGGTCGAATTGTCAATGGTCGAATAAGTGTTGATATTCAACATTTCTAGGCAACCATTCCTATGAATTTGTTTAACAATTGTCTGTTTACCGTTTTCGCCTTTAGTGATTTACTGAAAGCAGACTTAATTGAAGATGTTTTAGCACCTTCTTTTATTGTTAATTCCTCTGATTCTATATTCTTACTACCTGTTGGTAAGATATAATATTCATCATATCCTTGAGTCTTACAAACGGCAACTTTATTAGTTCTTAATTCTTTTTGAATTGCAACAATCTTTTTATGATCTGAAGACTTGTAATGATTTAATCTAAATTTACTTTCAATAGTTCTTAGATTAACTCTTCCAGCTCTACCAGAACCTGCAATAAAAAATCCTGTAATACTCATATCTGGTATAATCTTTTTAAGTAATTGTAATAAGTAAGTAGTAGTTCTTGTATGATACATCATATCTTTTTTAGTAATTGATTTACCAGACTTTTTGTGAGTCATTGTTGTCATACCATCTGTCCAAGTATCACCGTCTTGTTTCCAAGTATTGTCTGATTGTAATTCAAACTTATCATTACAACTATGACTATCACCGTCTGTTAAAAGAACAAGATTAGATTTTTGTACTTTATATTTTTCAACAAACGCATTTTGAATATCTGGTATTGTCATTAACGCATGATCTAAAGGTGTACCACCAAGATTGTATGTGTGATCAATATTTAATGGTGACATATTCATTTCTCTGTTATATGCATTTCTATTAACCCAATAATCACAATAACCAAGTAAGTATTTCATCATGTCCATTGATTCTTGTTTAGTTTGATCTGAAGTAAAAAACTCAATCAATTTTAAATTTCTTAAATTGTATTCATTGTGTACAGGTTTCTGTACCATTTCTTTTTCATCTGGCATATCCCACCTACTAGTTCTTTCACCATAAACATCTGAAAATGCAAGTACCTGATATGGAATTTTAACTCTTTGACAAAACCAAATTAAGTTATATAATTGTTTTAATGTATCTTCCATATTGTAAGCCATTGAACCAGACCAATCTAATAACATAATCATACCATGATTTGTTGCACCTGGAATAGTTGTCATTTTTGCAAACAAGTCATCATTGAATTTGTAAGTATGAATTTTATTCATATCAAGAGAACCAGTTTTAGAAGTAGTTGCTCTTTTGTATTGATCAGCAGACTTCTTCATTTCAAACTCTTTAACCATATATTGAATAACTTTTTTATTATCATTATATACTTTTAATATTTCTTTATCTAAGTAATTTTTAAATTCTTTTTCAGAAGAATCTACTTTTTGATTCCAATATCTAGTTTTAAAATCATTGTAAACTTTTTTGTGACCAACAACTAATTTATTTAAATCTATTTTAGAAGGTAGATTGATGTAAAGATTTTCTCTAGCATTGTCATCAATTACTTGACTTACCATTTCCGTTTGTATTGCATCTGTTGCCGATTTAAGATTATTATTTGTACCTTCAGAACCTGATGCCATAGAAGAGGTAGTAGTGTTTTCTTCTTTTTTATCATCATCTGATTTATCTTGTTCTTTACTTTTTTGACTTTCTTGTTTTTGATCTTCTTCTATTGCGTCATTTTCAAGATCGTCTTCCTCATTATCTTCAAAACCATCTATGTAATCATCTTCATCTGATTGTGAAGAATCTGACTCTTTATCTTCACCTTTAGAATCTTTATCTTTTTTACCGATAGAAACCATTTTACTTAATTTTTCTTTTTCTTCTTCTTTTTGTTTGTGGTATCCAGCAATCTCAACTGCAAGTTTTAAAACATCTTCTGGTGTTTTACATGCACCAACTTTATCAGATAATTCTTTTTCTTCTTTTGTAAACTTAACATCGATACCAGTTTTGAAGAAAATATTAATCTTATCGATTACATTTAATTCTTTTAAATCTTTTCCTTTAATACCAAAGAAATTTATATCTAATAATTCTTTATATCCTTTTTTGAAATTAGTAATAGAACCAGGGTATTTTTTCTGTATCATTGCTTCGATTCTAGCATCTTCGATAACATTAACAACAGACTTATCAATACCCTGTTCTCTTATTTTGTCAATCATATTTAAAGGAGTCCAAAGTGCATGTGCAACTTCATGACAGACAAACATGTCATAAAGGTCATTGGATATTGAATCTTTGAATATAGGTAAAACTAATTCTCTTGTTGCGACATTGAAAGATGCCGTTTGAGTTTTTTTGTGTACTACATGAATATTTTCTGTAGCAAGTAATTTTGCAATTGTTGATTTATGGTCTGAATTTGTTTTCACATTAACCTCTTTCTGTATCATCTTCTTTATAATGACAGGTTAATACGATATTGTCAAGGGTTCAAAAACCCCTTATAAATCAAGGTTTTTTAGTACAACCTCTGCGATAAATCTATGTGCATCCTCATTTGGATGGGCATCTATACCATTGATTCTGTAATCCATATGTCCATATTTCTTAACTAATAATTGATACATAGAATATCCACCTAATCCTTTCCATATAGGAAACCCTAAGAATTTACTTTCATCCAATAATAGTGATATTGGATTCTTCATAAAATCTAACTCTCTTTGTTTTCTTTTACCAAACTCTATTTTAGTACTAATCTCTTCATCTAGACTTTGATCTTCTTTTCTAAACTTATTATATGGTGGCAACATTTGAAATTGTAAAAAATTAATTCCTTGTTCTTTACAAAAACATTGTAATAGATACATCATCTGTAAAGTATCATTCTGTATATCTTTATCTTTAGGAAATTTTGATTGTATAGATTTATACCACTCATCAACAAATGTTTCATTATGAGGTATATCCTTAACAAGTTTATCTCTTGCATCATCTATCTTAGGAATAACGGTTCGCCATGGTGAATCTGTAAAGTGAGAATTATCTGTTAAAATATCTTGTCTTGTCCATTCTGTCCATGCAACAATAACATATGCAATATCTTTAGCATCATGTTTCAATACCTCTTGAATTACATTTGATAATATTTTTCTATTACCAGAACCACATCTTGCAGTATTGATTACATTATAACCTTCAATGTATGCAGGCCACATTTTAAAACTCATAGGATTAGGTTGTGCCTTTTCTGGCATAGCATAATCTGTAAATGAACAACCACCAACTATAATTTTTTTAGATTTCATTATACAAATACTCCGCCCATTCTTTATGTGCTGTTTCTGTTGGATGAAAATCATCTGTCATCCTACTTTTATCTTCTTGTATATAATGCCACATACTATATCCACCTAATCTTTTAAAGAATGGCCATCCAATAATTTTTTCGTAATCTATATTATCTTGAATAGTTTTTAAAAAGTAATCTTGATAATAACGCTCATCATTTGGCGATGGTGCTAATGCACTAAACATTCTATAATCTACATTATGTTTTTCTAAAAATGATTGCATCATAAGTATATCTGAAAAATATCTATTCATATGTTTTATTGGATTTGGATGGCGACCTACTATATCTGCATGAAACAATCTTTGTCTTGCCATATCTGTCAATGCAATAATAACTAAAGCATTATCTGTCTTTTTTTCTAATATAGTTTTTGTTGTTTTCATAAAGATTGAATTATTTGAATAACCACTTTTTCCATAATTTTCAACTTCTAAATTAAGTTTCTTACCTAAGTATTCAGGCCAATATAGTCTTTGTGCTCTATCTGTTCTTTTTGTAAAACTACAACCAAACGCATATAACTTAGAATACTTTGACATTATATTTCCTTTCAAAGTCTTGACCGTCTTCCCATGTATTAACTATAGGTTGTCCTTTAATATTTAAACTAGTATTTAATAACATAGGACATCCTGTTTTGTCATACCATTCTTCTAAGATAGGTCTAATAACTGACTTACAATCTTTTTCTACTACTTGTACTCTCGCAGTTCCGTCAACATGTGTCACAGATTTAAGATCATGTTTTGCTTTACATACAAACTGCATGTATCTATTTTTTCTACCTACAAAGTAATCATCAAAATGTTCTTCTAAAATAGAAGGTGCAAAAGGTCTAAACTTTTGTCTTTTCTTAATTTCATTAACCGTATCTTTTATATCTTCTCTAGGGTCTGCAATCAATGATCTGTTTCCTAATGATCTTGGGCCAAACTCTGCTCTACCATTTGCGATACCACAATAACTAAATTTTAATAAGTGATAAACAACTTGTTTAGGATTAATAGGTGAATCAATATTATAACCTAGATATGGGTCTTGCCAATTTAGTTTTTTCTTTTCTACTAATGCAGCTGCACCAAGACTAGAACCTGCATCACCTGGTGATGGCATAATCCAAATATTAAATCTATCTGGTATTCTACTATTGGCAACACAATTTAAAGCACAACCTCCCATTAATACTAAATTACTATACTCACAATATTTTAATAATTGTAATAGTTTTACTTCATATAAGTTTTGTACAGACGCAGCCAAATCATATGGATGTGCAAGTGGTTCGTAAAATCCTATACCTCTATGATTATTTTGATATAATAAATTTTCTAGATTATACTTTGGTTCACCGAATGCTGACATACCCATAACAATATATTCTTCTTCATTTGGTTTAAATCCTAATCGTTTTGTTATTGCAGAATATAATAGACCAAGTGAATATGGATACTTCCATGATTTAATCTTTTTCATTTTATTATCTTTGCATTCCCAAATAGATATAGTATCCCATTCGCCAATTGCATCAATAACAATTACATTACATTCATTAAAGGGTGAAGTATAATAACCTGCAGCCGCATGTGTTTCATGATGCCCAAAGTAATTATCATACTTTCTTTTTGGTGTTGTCCACTTTTGACCTGCAAATAATCTTCTTGTATTTTTTAGAAATGGTTTTTCGTAAAAAGAAATACTATCACTATCTACTAGTTGATCTTGATGAACCCACTTATCGTTTTTTACTCTAGAGTATCTTTCACTATGCGATGCATATTTAATATCTTGTCCGTCTAAAATAGTTAAGGCTGCATCGTGAAATCCCTCAGAGATACCTACATTAATCTTCGTCTTCATAGATAAAACTCACAGACTTGTCTTTCTTTGGTTTGTAAAAAATATATTTTATTCTATCGATATAAAATAAAAAATATAACTTAAACAATCTTAGTTTTTTTCTCATTATACTATCCTACTAAAATTTTGTACTTTTTCAAATCTAATACTATTTCTAAACTTATCTGCTAGTTGATCACCTTTGTGTGATATAACAAAAGTGTTTTCGCCTTCTAGTGTATTTAATATTCTTAGAAACTCATCTGTTCCTGTTGTATCTAAACTACTATCAAATATTTCATCTAGTATTAAAAGGTTTGTATTTGTACTATTCTTCATCTTGGCAATCGCTCTCCATGTAAACAATAATGCTAAGTCAATTCTCATTTTCTCACCTTCACTGAAAGATGCATAATTAAATGTGTCTCTAAATCTAGACTTAATTGTTTCATTAAAGTTTTCATCTAATTGAAAGTTTACATAGAAGTCCATTGACATTAAATACTTGTTAATTAATTGATTCATGATTGGTAGATATTGTTTAATAATCTTAGTTTTGATACCTGTATCATTTAACATTTCTCTAGCAGTATTAACATAAACCATTTCTTCTTTTGTCTCTGATCGTTTTGCCTCAACTCCTTTACATTCGTTTTTCATTTGTTGAAGTTTTTCTTCATCTTTCTTAGAAACTTTACCTTCTTGATATTTCTTAATATCTTCATTTAGTTTATTATTATATTTTTCTAATTCTAAAATAGATGATAATAGTCCAGCTCTTTTTGCTTCTTTAGATTGAATATCTTTTAACGCTTCACTAACTTGTTTTGCTTGTTGTTTTACTTTATCTATTTCAGATTTTAATTTAGTTGCACCTTCAGATATTTCATTTACTTTATTGTTTCTTTCATCAACCATTTGTTGTTTATGTTGAGTATCTATATCTTGGTGACATGTAGGACAATTATCTTTATCTGTAAAGAATTTTAGTTCTCTAGTTAATTGTTTATGTTTCTCTGTTAGTGTTGATCTAACATCCCTAAGTTTTTTAAGTTTACTTTCTATTTTAACTTCGTCTTGTATTTGTGTTTTTAATTCTGTAATTTGTTGTTCAAGTGTTTTACTTTCAGTTGATCTTTCCCCAATAGCAGTATTGTTTAAATGAAGTGTTTCATTCTTATCTTCGATTAGTGAATCTTTATCTTCTTTAATATCTTTGATATAGTTTTCTTGTAGTGCTATCTTTTCAACTGCAATATTAAATTGATAGTCTAAATCTTTTGCTTCATCTGTTAAATCTTTTAGTTTAGTTTTTAATAACATATTCATCAATGAGAATATTTTTATATCTAATATCTCTTCGACAACTTCTCTTCTATGTACAGACCTTAATTGCATAAATGGTGTGAAGGCTGCATTACCAAGAATTACAACTTGAGTAAATGAACGATAGTTTAATTTAAGGACTTGTTGTTCTAAAAACTTTTGATAATCTCTAGAGTTTGCTTCTTGATTGATCAATACATCATCACAATAGATTTCAAACTTATTAGGTTTGATACCTCTGACAATACGCCACTCTTTAGTTCCTATCTTAAATTCTATCTCAACAATAGTATCTGTACCATTGACCGTATTAACTAATTGTGATTTAGAAATAACTCTAAATGGTTTACCAAACAATGCAAAACATAACGCATCAAGAATAGTAGATTTACCACTACCATTCTCACCAACAATCAATGTTGATTTTTGTCTATCTAGTATTATGTTGGTAAAGTTATTACCAGTACTTAAAAAGTTTTTCCATTTAATAGATTTAAAGTGTATCATAATTTTTAATTACAAACCATATCAATATTGTTATTACTAAAAATGTTTTAGTTTTAATATTTAACTTTGCAAGATTCATTCCAATATTAAATCCTATAAAGACTAACATGTAAAGAAACATTAAATAAGAAAACATCATAGACATCATAAAATATATTCAAAGTTTTGTGTTTCCTCATTTATGTGTACTTGTTTTGCACCATTCTTAATATGAAAGTGTGTTGCCATTGGTGTAAGTGGCGATAGTGTGACTAGTCTTTCAATCTTATTTTTCTTTGCCCAATCACTTAATTTTTTTACTATCTCTTTACCTGCACCTCTCTTACGAGACCATACCGTATATGCAACTCCAACTTTACCGTCCTTAACTCTAGACATGTAATCCATTTCTCTAACCGTGAAAGGTACCTCTGGGCAAAATGCAACACAGATAATTGCTTCAATCTCATCGTTGTATTTTAATCCAAAGATTTTTCTACCATGTGTAATTCTAAAACCTAAAGTTAACTCAGGTCTTACTGGGTCTTCATCCACATCAATATTATCTAATTCAACTAACTCAGTTCCTTTTACCCATCTAAAAAAATCATCTACTTTGTTTTTGTACATCTTCATATTTGATTACCCCAACTATCCCAACCTTTTCTTTCTCTTCTTGCAAAGAGTTCGACATATGGTCCGTCTAGTAATTGTTCAATCCTATCATATACCACATCAGGTTTTCTACTATGTTCTTGTCTTTTATCAATCACTAATTGTTTAACTGATTTTGAAATTCTTTTTGGTTTACCTTTTGTTGCAAGTAAACACATTTCGGGGTTCGCTCTTGTCCAATAACCTAATCCTGTAAACATACCTAAATCATTTTTATTTTGTTTCGCCCAAGTAAATCCTACCGTCTTATATTTGAAACCCCACGCTTTAATAACTTCCAAAGCTTCTGGCAACATTGGGTCAACTGCCCACATGAGCAAAGTACAATTGTCATCAGCAAGATCACTAACAGGTAAATTACAAATATCAGATATAGACATACAATTATAATGCTGTGTAGCATTACGCCCATCACCTTTTGAAGAATACGATTTAAAATGCCATGGTGGGTCTGCATAAATTACCTTATACTTAGAGTTCCAAGTCTTGAGCTTCATTATATAATCCTCGCATGATAGACTTTAATCTATCTTTATTCAAATCAATGTCTAACTCATCGATGTATTTGTCTAATAGTTGTGTTGTATCTTCAGCATGTTTAACAATATCATCTGATACATTGTCAGCACTTGCGTCTGAAAAATCTTCTACAATTTTAACTTCATGTGCATCTGCCTTTAATAGTCTATCCATAAACATATCAAACTTGTATAAATCTTTTTTATTTACTACAATTACTTTTACATACTTTTTAGAATATTTTTTTACATCATGGTTATCATAATCTTCTTGCGTATCATCGTAGTAAATTTTTTCGTGTATTGTAAATGGATTTAAAATTCTTTCTAATTCTAATGTTTCTGTATCAAAGATATGAAAACCTTTTTTATCTTTCCAATCATTCCAATAAATCTCATATGGATTACCTAGATAATAAATTTGTCCGTCATCTGACTTATGGTGGAAGTGACCAGAGAATACCGTATCAAACTTTCTAAAGATTTCTTTTTCATAACCTGTATCACTAACTTGTCCTTTGTGCATTTGGAAACCTTTAATTTCTAAATGACCCATACATATCTTTGCTTTAGTTTCATCAATCATACCCATAGAGTAAACATAGTTTTGTGGATTAATCCATGGCAAGAATAAAATATCTAATCCACCTATATTAACATCTGTTGCATCTTCATATAAATGAAACTTATTAGTTGTGTGTCCTATAAGTTCTTTTAGTGAGTTTACTTCATTTGTATTTTTGTAATATATGTCATGATTACCAACTAGACAATGAAAGTCAACTTTTAAATGTTTTAAAGGTAATATAAATCTTTCTCTAAAATTTTTTGCCGTTTTAAATGAAACATACTTACGCCTATCCATAAGGTCACCCAAATGTAAAACCGTTGTAATATTATTTTGTTGTAGATAAGGAAAAAATACACCTTCGTAAAACTCATAGAAATAATTATCAAAGTTTTCATTATCATTTCTAGCACCAAAGTGTGTATCAGTTATAATTGCTACTTTCATTTTTTATCTTCCATATACTTTTCTAATCCTTGAGGATAATCTTCTTTATGTTTTTCTTTTGTTTTGTAAACAGGTGTATCTGGTAGCATTACCATAGGGTCAAATCCTTGTATATTATAAGAGTTTGTATCACCTGGAAGTGTATCATATGTTCTATACTCTTCCTTTTCAATAATTTTGTGTTTGATGTGAGTTTGTTTCTTTTCTTTTTGTATTCTTCTAATAAACGCATAGTAGATTATCTGTGTGAAGTATGCAAAAGGATTATTAGATTTTTCAGGGTTAAAGTTGTACAAGTATTGTAAACAATTTTCAATACCATCTGATACCATTTCATCTTTGTAAGTATAGTTTACAAAGTTTGGTTTATATGATAGACCATTTGCTATCTTTAAAAAACATTCACCTATGTAATGTGGAACAGGAGGTCTTTCGTCACCACACTCTTCAGCTTCTTTACAAAGTTCTTTGAATGCTTTCATTGCCTCAAACAATTTCTTATTATCGACATAATGTTCTTTTTGACTTTTTGATTTTGCCATTTCTTTTTATATCACCGATTTATGATTTTGTCAAGGGTTAATTGTAGATTCGTTTTTTTATTTTGTCCCACTCTGCATCTTCCATTTCATCCATGTAGTCGTCAAATTCGTCACGCTGAGTTTGAATTGGTGTTGGTCTTTTTCTTTCTTTGACTCTCCATTCTTTTGGAGTCTTATCTCTATTCTTCTTAAAGACTTCATATTGTTTCTTATAGAATGTTTTTAAACCTGGTGATGCTGGAACAATTGTGACAATAGATGATTTCATAATTCTAATGCTAGTGTCCTCTGAATATGGATGCAACCAAGAAGATAATGATAGAGTATCTATTACACCCTCATCGGTGACCATAGGTCTAGTATCCATTTTAAACGGATTAACAAGGGTTGTAAAATCACCCTTAGTGTTTTTGGAAATGTCGGCAACAATGTCGTCACCGTTAGTTAGTTTTATATAGTACCCTTTTTAATCGAAGAATAAGACACGCTAAGTGGGTGTAAATGATTTATCATAGATTGACCTTATCTATTCTATAATCAAACTCTTCTTCATTGTAAATATTTATCCTTTCTTCAAAGTGTCTTAAAGTAAAGTTTTTTTTATTTTTATATGATAGGTCATCTGATATATCATACAAAGTCACATCGTTTTTAGTTTCGCTTTTTCTTAATCCTCTACCAATAGATTGTAATACTCTAATCCTTGATTTACTTGGTGATGCAAATATAACATTGTTAATATTCTTAATGTTAATACCAGTAGAGAATGTTCCATAAGAAGCTATAATTAAACTCTTGTTTGACTTCTCTGTTAGTCTTCTTACTTTTTCTCTTTCATGTGCGTCAACACCACCATATACAAAATGTAAATCTCTATCTAGTTTTTGACATAGTTTATATAATACCATACCATGTTTCTCAACCATTTGATATAGTAATAGTGTATTACCTTTTAAAGTGTCGCATAGATTAAATAAAAATTTATTTCTTCTATTATGTGAAATTAAGTATTGTATCTCATCTGCATAATTACTATCTTTAAGAGATTTTGATTCTTCTTCTTTGTGTTTTAATAATAAACATACAACATTTAATTTTGCAAGAGTATCACTATCCATAAGCTCTTTTGTTGTAATTACTTTTTCTGCTTTACCAAACAATCCCTCTAATACTAATCTATGTGTTTGTGTTCCGTCAAGTGTTCCTGTAAATCCAAAACGGTATGGACAATCTGTAAGTTTTTCCATAATGTTTGTTAATGATTTTGCTTTAAACAAATGTGCTTCATCCCCAAACACTACACCATAGTCTTTGAAAAATTTCTTTGGAAGTTTATATAAAGATTGCCATGTAGATATGACAACAGGTTTGTGTGTTTCTCTATCATGACCTGAATAGATTTTGTGTATTTGTTTTGCACTCCAACCATAGTCAACAAAGTCAGAAGCCATTTGTTCTACTAATGAAGTTGTTGGAACAATAATTAAAATTCTTTTATCCATAAGTCTATAAAATCTACAAAGTACATAAATCATATATGACTTACCAGACGCAGTTGGCGATACAAATAATCCACGCTGTTTTGTCAATGCATCCATAATACATTGTAGTTGATAGTCTCTATATTCAAATGGAATTTTTAATGAGTTAATAAATCCAATAACATTTTCCTCTGTGACTTTAGTTTCAGTCTTTACATTATCGTCAAGAGTATATTCGACTTGATTGTTATTTAAAAACTCTTCGATGTATGGAAGTAATCCTACATAGATTGTATTGTTTCGTAATGAGAATAATCTGATCTTGCCGTCCCACATTCTGTTTCTAACGGTAGGCATAAATTTTGCACCAGGCACTTCAAAGGTAAAATAAGTTGATAACTCTTTTAACACCGATGGTTCTGAATGAACATATAGATGAACATCATCTATTTTTTTAATCCAAGTAGTCATCAGCCCATTAATCCAGCTTCAAACTTTTGTGCCTCCAAACAATT